TTGCTATAACAACGTTCAAGAACGCACAAGGTCGTAAGCTTACTAGTATTGAGTGCCATGACTTGATGTGTTTCATTGGTCAGGTCGTTGTCGTTGGTGGTGTACGCCGTTCAGCTATGATTAGTTTATCTAACCTGTCTGATGACCGTATGCGTCACGCTAAATCAGGACAGTGGTGGGAGACTGCAGCTTGGAGAGCGTTAGCTAATAACTCAGTTAGTTATACAGAGAAGCCTGACATGGAAACATTCATGCGTGAATGGCAAGCATTAGTAGAAAGTAAATCAGGAGAGCGTGGTGTATTCAATAGGCAAGCAAGTAAAAATCAAGCTAAGAAATATAAAAGGCGTGATCCTAACTATGAGTTTGGAACTAACCCTTGCAGCGAGATTATACTCAGGCCGTATCAGTTCTGTAACCTTACAGAGGTTGTCATTCGTGCCACAGATACTCTTGCAGATCTGGAAAGAAAGGTTCGCATCGCAACGATCCTTGGAACAATCCAATCATCGCTCACAAACTTTCCATACTTGCGTAAGGTGTGGAGCAAGAACACAGAAGAGGAGCGTTTGTTGGGTGTGTCGCTTACAGGAATAATGGACAACCCTATTACTACATCAGAGAACAAAGGATTGGAGAAGACCCTTGCACATCTTCGTGGAGTTGCTGTCAATACTAACGCTGAACTTGCTGACACTCTTGGTATACCTCATAGTACTGCAATTACATGCGTCAAACCATCAGGCACAGTCTCGCAACTGGTGGATTCAGCCTCTGGGATACATGCTCGCCATAGTGCCTATTATATCCGTACTGTTCGTGGTGATAACAAAGACCCATTGACACAGTTTATGAAGGATCAAGGCATCCCTAACGAGCCATGTGTTATGAAGGGAGACACGACTACTGTGTTTAGTTTCCCTGTCAAGTCACCTCGCAAGTCAATCACTCGCAATGATATGACAGCGATTGAGCAGCTAGAGACTTGGTTATTGTATCAACGGCACTGGTGTGAACATAAACCAAGCGTAACTATCTCAGTTCGTGATGACGAGTGGATGGAAGTGGGTGCATTTGTGTACAAACACTTTGATGAAATGTCAGGTGTGTCTTTCTTGCCACACTCAGATCATACATATCAACAGGCACCCTACCAAGATGTAGACAAGGACGCATATAGTGTGCTACTAAAGTCTATGCCTAAGAAGATTGATTGGGCTGGGCTGTCTGAGTACGAGAAAGACGATAACACCGCTGCAATGCAAACTATGGCTTGTACTGGTGATGCATGTGAAATAGTAGACATAACATAAAGGAGATATAATATGTTTGAAGTAATTACATTTTTAGCAGGGGCAGTAGTAGTAGCTGACCTAATCATCCCAACTACAGTAGAGTTTGTTAGTGGGTTCCTGTAACTAATGTACACTGTAATTTCACGTAACGAATGCATCTTCTGTGACAGGGCTAAGGAGTTGTTAAATGTAGATCGCATTGGTTACGTGGAGTACAATATACAATCCCCCAGCAGCAAGTGGTTGTTGCACCTTTTAAAACAAGCAAACATAAAAACTGTACCTCAGATATTTGACAGTAATGGAAAGCATATTGGTGGGTACACTGAACTCAAGGAGTATTTAAAATGATTATTGAAGTACCAGTTACAGAAGAAATGATTATTGAAGCAACAAAAAAAGCCAGAGAGATGGGCCAACTCAAAGGTTCAATGATGAACGGTGGGCGCAATCTTTCTGGCTTTCTAGGAGAACTGGCAGTGCATTCTCTGTTGGGTGGGGAGATTCATAATACATATGATTATGACATCCTTCTCAATGGTAAGAAGATAGACGTAAAAGCTAAGAGTACCAACTACAAACCTAAACCTGAGTATGCAGCTACGATCTTTAAGTACTCTGAGAAACAAGGCTGCGATTACTTTGTGTTCACAAACGTAAAGAAAGACTTGTCTAAGGTGTGGGTGTGTGGTACGTATGAACGTGACGGGTTCGTAAAGGATGGTGTACTAAAGCGTAAGGGTGAAAAGTTTTACGCAGGTACTAGAGAAATCGAATACCGTAGAGATAACTACGAAATGAAGATAGGTGATCTTAAGCCTATAGATGTATTAAAAGAAGCAGCATAAGGAGAGTATAATGGGCAACAATAAAAACATGAGAAAGCAACGTGGACTAGGGAAGCACGATGCACCATTGCGTGTCCAGTACAATCAGGGGTCACAAGACTTCAGAGCAGGGCGTGTCACTAACCCATTCCATAAAGACACAATGCAGTACAGGGAATGGGAGAGAGGGTTTAGCAAATCCTATTTTGAAACATTGAAACGGCAGAAGGAATATGAATCTAAAAGAAGAAGCAACCAAATTTCTACAGGAGAAGTACAGCATGTCTGACTTTAATTCGTATCAGCGCAACGCAAGTTCAACTGCCATCTACCCAGAGGAGCATCGTATCCTCTACCCTGCGTTAGGGTTAGCTGGTGAAGCAGGTGAAGTAGCCAACAAGGTAAAGAAGCTCATACGTGACGGTCCTGATAAGCGTCCTGACACATGGCGAGAGGACATAGCCAGTGAGATTGGTGATGTACTCTGGTACTGCGCTGCACTAGCTACTGATTTGAACTTGTCATTAGGTATGATAGCAGGACAGAACGAAAAGAAACTAGGGCAACGAAAACAATCTGGAACTCTAGGCGGTAGTGGTGACACACGATAAACTAAAGGGGGCTTAATTGCCCCCTCTTTTATTTACTACCAAAAGCACTAGACGCTTTCTTAGATGTTTCTATTAATTTTAATACGTCTTTTAGCTCTGCCATGTTAGGCGGTTCACCAAACCTTCTGATGTATTCACTAAAGCCCAGCGCTCTAGTCTTTTTACCCATCCTTCTATAGTCTTCGTGAGCAACAAGTAGTTTATCCGTATCCTTAGCACTAACACTTTCTGACGCTTTAAGTAAAGCACCTTTTTGTTTGTTTAAATAAGGAACTATTCTTTGATTTACATACTTATCTATGCTAATACCTTCTTCTTTTAAACTAGGTTCCTTTAAATAATCTTTACGTAAAATAGTTTCAAAGCTTCTAGCACCATCAATAATCTTAGGTAAGTATTTTTGTAGGTATAAATTTTCCACAGCCTGTCTTGATGGTATCCTAGATTTACTAGACATTTCCCACTTACTTAACCCTTTGCGCTTTAAGTACTCACCATCATCTGAGTCCATAGTGTATTGAGTTACACCCGCAACTAAACCAAGACCCATGTTAAGCCGTTGCCTGTCAGGTGTAAACACATCTACACGCTGTTCACGTTCAAACTCTTTAGATGGCGTAAAAATATTACTAACGCCAGCGGTACGCATACTTCTAGCAGTTTCAGAAATAGCAGCTTGTAGATAGTTTTCGTTTAGTGTGTCTCTATCTTCTGCTTGCTCAGTGTATGTAGCTGGCCTGTACCCTGTAGCCCTTTGTAGTTCAGGAACTTGCGTTAAAGGTATCGTCCATGTGCGTAGATAGTTAGCTAGGTTTCGTGATAGTAATTTTTTAAACGACTCACTACTAGCAGGATCGCCAGAGTCTGCAATAATATTTGTTATTTCTTCTACGTATATATTTGCAGTACCTGTTCTAGCAGCAGTACCTAAAAATACTTCCTGTACTTCTTTAACGTCTATCCACTCAGCTAGAGTTTTAGCAGACTCACCCTCATCCCTTGTACCAAAAGGGGTCCACATCCCACGCTTAATAGCTTCACCAATCCACATAGCCTGACGTAAGGGAAAGAATGAGGTAGTATCCCAGACTTTACCTTCGTCTGTAACCATTTCTTTGTGGTCAGCGGGTGACCCCTCAGAGATACGATATTGATAAGCTGCGTATATAGCAGACCAACCAGTTAAGTTGCGCCCTATTAGCTGCCTGTCCTTAGCATCTAAGGCATCACCCCACTTTTTACCATTAACATTGAATGCCTTACGTATGCCTACGTTAAGTGCACCGCCACCATACTGACCCATAAGTTCCATAGACTTAAACATAAAACGTGGGAAAGGTGTAGTTACAGCAGTCAAACCATTACGAGTAAGCCAGTTACTAAGATCTGCCAGTGCAGTTATCTCAGGTGGACTAGCATAGGTAATGTCCAGTGCTTTTTTAGTACTGTCTTCTATAAGCTGTTCAAATGTAGGTGCGCCTTTAGGTCTTACGCTAGATGCATTTGCGATAAGATCACCTATCTTACCTTCTTCTAGCATAGTCATTAAGCTCTTGTCGTAGTGTCTACTTACTAGACGCTCAAGCTCACCCATAAAAGCAGCCCTACGAATAGTAAATTCTTGTATTCTGTTTGGTGTGTTTAAGACATTAACTACGTCTTCTAACTTTGTAAGTGTGGCGTCAACTGCACCACCTTCACCTCTACCTGTTGCTACCTGATACTCATTTACCATGTCAAACAAGTTTTTATGTTTGTCTATAAACTCAGGACGCTTAAGTATAAAGTCAGTTACATCTCTTGCCATAACGGGGTTAGCAACCACGCGCTGTAACATTTTAGTGCTGTTGTACCATTGCTTAGGACTGATAGCTGTTTTAGCTCCTGCCCATGTAGCTTGCATAACAGCTTTTCTGTAACCTATATCATTTCTTTTTTGAAACTTCTGACTCATTTCATACATAATAGAATCAGAAACATTTTCAAGAGTTTCTAATGGTGCGCGAATGGCAAACGAACCTGCGTTACGAAAGGCAGTCTTAACCATAGATACCATACCACCGCGCCGTAAGTTTTCTATACGCCGCCACGTTTTAAGTATATCATTCTGACCCTCTTGGCGAAGCTTTTCCTTCATAGCCCTAAGATCATCTACAGAACCTGCTCTACGTATTTGAGATAGTTTCTGTAATATCTTACCTGCCTCTGAGCCACCAGTAACGACCATGTTTACGTAGTCATCAAAACTTAGTCCATATTTATTTAACATGTCAGCTAATTCTTGAGAGTCTTTAAACCCTATTTTATTATCTGTAGTTAAATCGAATAGACTTTCAATAATAGTTTTATCTTTAGAGAATGCTGACGGGTTTGTTTTCTTTAAGTCAGATGCAATAGCTACAATAGCATTAAACTTTTCAGCGTTAAGTAATGGTGTTACTAATTCATCTACCTCTTCTGTCAACCCACTAAATGCTTCTACTTCACCAACACCCCATTTAGCATTAGCTTCTGTAGAACTTTTAGCAAACTCAGCGGCACGTAGATCCTGCATAGCTTTAACATCTTCAGCTACAGTACGCCCATGTTCCTTAGCAGCCTCAAAATCCATAACCTTTCTACCATCTACTACAGTAGACACAGTTACCTGCTTGCCAGTAGCATCTACCATAGTTTCTTCGTACTCAGTTATAATCTGCTCTGCAATATCTTGATTTTCATCTGCTACTTTTTTAGCGGCTTCTGCTTTTACACGTAACTCTGCGTCTGTGGCCTCATTTATTTTCGCCATGCGGCGAGCGCCAAGTGTTTTATTTTTTAGTGCACCAACTATGGGCTGTGCTAGTTGTTTAGTTCCTGTAATAGTAAAGGCAAGTTCTGCTGCACTGATACCAAGATTAGCAGCCATAACACCATACTCACCGTCTTCATAAGCCTGTCTTGCGTTGGCTACATTTTCAGGTATGTCAGCAATACCTAAAGCAGCACCTAAAAAGGGTGACCACTCTGCACCTTCGATTATGTATGTAATAGTTAAAGGTGAGTAACCTTGGTCTACTAATGTAGACGCCAACTCTTTACGTATAGGATTATCACCCTGTAGCATGTCGTTTACCATGTAGGCACGATCTTCACGTTCTATCATGTAATCACGTAAAGCTTCTTCGCGTGTAGGTTTCCTTACATCGTCACCTAATTGTATATTAGTAATATCTTCTACTTCTACTTTATAATATCTGCCATCCTTTAACGCACGTTCTCTTTCCCAGATCTTAACTGCTTCATTATAAATGTTATCAATATTTTCTTCAGCAAAATCAAAGTCATCATTCATTAAAGCATCTACACGTGGGTCAAGTACCTCAGTATCTACTGGTATATCTGTAGAAGGTACATCATCAACAGATGGTATGTCATCTAGTGATAGTAGCTCTTGTGGTTCATATGTAGTTAGTGTGTCCTCAGTAAGAGAAGGCGCAACAGGATCTTCTAGCACTGAGTCTGCATCCTCATTAGTGCTTTCTGAAAGGCCAGTGTTTTCTTGTATAGCAGTATCTGCTACATCAGGAAACATATCTATTTTATTATCTTTCTCCTCCTCGTCTACACTAAGTAGATCATCTAATGGAGGTAAAGTATAATTGCTATTCATATCCAAAGTTATATTCCCTACTATTTTCTATAAAAAGTGTGTCCATAAATAATTTCTTGCCCAACTCTAATTGCATGATACATATTACCATTGTAGGCGTATGCAATTACGTCACCATCTCTGTATAAATTTACATTATTTCTTATATAGTTAGGGTCTACGTAAGCATAATCGACGGGTGAATCTTCATCCTCTACAGAATATTTTTTTAACGGAACATAGCCTTCAACACCTGTTTTTCTAATTTCATTTTTTAGTGCCTCATTTTCTGCGCCTGCAAGTGCAACTCTGTAATCCGCTAAAGCAGGATTAATTTTAGTACCAAAAATTTCTCTTGCTGTTTCTCCTATACCTTGTATTTGAACTAACATTTCTCTATTATCTTTCCATTCAGCCACATCGTTAAGTTCCATTAGCTCCTCATATGCTACTTGATGTGCCCTTGCAACTAGAAGTGCGTCACCCTCAACGTATGTAGGGGTGCCATCAAGACCAAAAGATACACTAGGAACGCCACTTAACTTTCTGTTTAAAGTATTTTTAAGTAAGCTATTACGATCAGGAATAGATAAGTCATCAGGTACTTTATTTTCTTTTTTGAAAGCTACATACTGTTCTGTTACCTTAGCATATTGTTCTTTATAACGTTCTTTAGATTCCGCGTCTTCAGCACTAGCCATTCTGTCAGATAGTTCAACTAGTCTAGCTTCAAATGTTTTTGCTTTAGTACGAACTTTAGTAGGTAAACTTTTAAACCTAGAAGCAAAAGGAATAGCATCACCCTGCTTAACTGCAGGTCCAGCTTCTGCTTCAGTACGTAGTGATGTAGCTACAGGAGCAACCTCTGCTCTTTCAATTTCAAATTCTTTTAAATCATACATAGTTCTAGGATCTAGGTCTTCTGCTCTATATGCGTTTGCCTGTTCCAGCGCATACTTAGCGCCAGCTTTACCTGTCTTAAGTATACTAGTCATTTGTGCTTCATCATAGTGTAGCGCAAGGCTTTGTGTTAGATCTATAAGTTCACGCTCACGTTCACGTGCTAACTTCTCATCTTCTCTTTGTGCAGCACGAGCTTCTCTGTCTATAGATCTTTGTTCAAGACGCTCTTCCTCACGCATACGTGCAGCTTCTTTGTTGCTTTCCTGTATACGTGCTGATACGGCCTGTGAAAAGCCACCTATGAATGCACCTGCATTAAACGCCATTGTTATCTCCTAGCCATTAAACCTTTTACGCTGTCTACTACATTCTCTGCAACAGCTTCTACGTTTTCTTCCTCACCCTGCTCTACCTCATCATCTTCCTTCATGTTTTTTCTAGCACGTTTTACTGCCAGAGCAATCTTGGAATCTGGAAACTTATCAGGATCAATGTCGGGATCACGCAATCCCATGTCGTATTTAACACCATTTTTATCGCCTACAAAAGCAAGCATTTCTAGTAGGACTGGTTGTATAAGTATACCCACGTCTAGTGTGTGCAGCCCCTGCATTACACCGCCTAGTTGAAGTGAGTTTGATAGCGCAGCGAGTGGCGTACCTAGTTCCATAACATCAAGAAGTTGATCTTGAAACTGTGGTTCTAACAAACGAGAAGAATAGAACTCCAACGCTTCATCTATTGTATCATACTTAGCTGGTTGCTGCCAAGGCATACTGCCCATCTCAGCTACTATTCCCTGCCCACCTACAGGTGCGTCAAAGCTTGGCCCCTTATCCATCTGCTAGTGCCTTTCTTGCCATGTTAATTTCACGTACATATTCAACAACCATTTCACTAGGATCTTTAGTAGCCTCAGTTTCTTCTGGTTTCATTGTTCTACGTAACAGTCCACCCTTTTCTGATGTAGTTCCTGTAGCTACTTTTTTAGCCTGTGCTTTACGCAGTACATTTAAATACGCTGTTCTATGATTATTATAGCTCATTATTAACCCCCTTCGTTATAGCCCATCCAAGTTCCTACTACAGAATCTGCATCTGCCATTAAAATATTTCCTACTAGGTTACCTGCTGCGCTCCACCAAGAGGAATTATTTTTATCATCAGCACGATCTTTATATCCCTTTTGACGCATCTCTTCCATAGTCATATTTGCAATTCGATCCTTTTCATTTTCAGAGGAATCAAATGCCCACTTCATTGTGTCACTATAGAAGCTAAACAAATTATTGTAGGCAGTATTGGATACATCTAAAGCATTTTTTGCGTTTAATTCATTTACTCTATTTACAGTAGCATTATCTACTGTAGCAACTTGTCTGCGCCAGTTAGCATTAAATTGATCTACTACTAATCTGTTATTAGCATTGAATTGCTCACGTTGATTTTGAACATTAGCGTTAAACTGAGACATAGCATTCTTTTGACCAGCATTATACTGTGACATTGCATTACTTTGAGAAGCATTGAACTGACTTACTTGTGCACTTAAGCTATCATAAAATTGATTAGTCTGGTTTTCTGATGTTGCATTAAATGCATTAGCAGCGTTACGTGCGGCAGCATCTGTAAACATACTCTGTACCCTAGACTGAGCAGCAAACATATTAGCAGCTTGCTGATTAGAGAGGTTAGCCATATCCATAGACATAAAGTTCTGTGCGTTTTGCACAGCAGCTTGTTGACGATTGCTAAGGTTAGCCATATCTAAGTTAGATAACGCAGCAGCTTCAGCCATAACCATAGCTTGTCTATTATTTAAATTAGCCATGTTCATCGTGTTAGCGATACGACTATTTTCAAGGGCTACCGTTTGCTCTGCTGTAAAATTCATGTTAGCTACGTCAGATATTTTAGATGCATTCATTACACGAGCTTGGAATGCTTGATCAAACTCTTGGCCCATAAACTGTGCACGTTGTTGCGCTGCGAGCATAGCACGTTGCTGGCGGTTCGATAAGTTTTGAGCTTCAAACTTTGCAAATGTAGATGCATCAGCTTGTGCAATAGGTAGTGCACTTTCCATTGCAGCTTGAACCATAGCCTGACCTGCCATACTAGATGCAGATATACCACGAGATGCCATTTTAGACATGACACCACGTAGTGCACCCGCCGCCCATGCAGGAGGATTGTTAGCATCAAAGTCTTTTGTTAGCTCGCCTAGCTGTCCTTGTACTGTAGCTTTTTCAGAAGGTGTAGCTGTTGCTGCTTGTACTTCTTCTGTAAACTTAGCAGCCTTTTGTGCATTAGCTGCCCCTGATATAATTTCACCGTCCTGTATCTCACGTTGTACAGGATTCTTCATTAAAATAGCTTCGCCTTGAGCAGCTTCTAAATCAGATACGGAACTTTCTGTTTCTTGAGCAGCTTCTACCTGAGCTTTATCTGACACTTCACCTTTAGCTACGTCTACTTTAGAAGCGGCATCAACATCATCCTTAGTTGTTTCAGCTTCCACTGTCGCCGCAGCCTTTGCTTCAGGAGCAGTTGCATCTGTTGTAGTAGCCTCTGTAGTAGTTCCTGTTTTAGCTTCACCAACCTGACCAGCAGTATCATCTACGATTTGATCGTCTGATGTTTCTATCTTAGTAGCTTCTACAGTTGTACCTTCTGGCATTGATCCCGTAGGATCTTGTAATCTTTCAATAGTAACTTCTGCAGCAGACTTACCTTTTGGTTTATCTTCTGGTTTGTCTTCTGGTGGTGTAGTAGTAGGTGGGGTATCTGCTGTAGTAGAGGCTGAAGTTTTAATAGGGTTTTGTCCTAAAGCTACCAAGCCAGCACTCAGCATTTTGTCATCAGGATTAACAACCCCTGTAAGATTCTCAGATCCAGGTCTTTGGAGGGGTCTTTGATATAAAGAAGCGTTTGGGTCTTGAACAACCATACCCGTATTTGGTAAACTAGTATTTATAGGTTGGAACATGTTAGAAGTTGGTAAAGTAGTAGCAGCCTTTTCTTCTTCTGACATTAAGTTATATGCAGAGTTCAATACTTCTGTAGGATTTACAGGTATAGCACCACCAGCGCGATAGTTTTGTACATAACCCCCACTTGCCATTTTCATAGCAGACTTTCTGTAAGTATCCATTTTTTGCATAGCACTGGGGTTACTCTGTAAGTACTGATCAAACTTATCCATATCACCTTGATAACCAAGTGAACCCGCAATACGTTTCATTGCCTCTGGCTTAAATCCTTTAAACTGCATCATTGTGTTACTTCCTTATTATCCATTTACTACTTCGTTTAATCCCCAAGTCATAGCGGCCAAGCCTATTATAAATACTAATACACCTGCTGTCAAGGATAAACCCCAAAATAATCTATCTCTAGCTGCAGCCTGTTTCTCTAATGCCTCTTTGTGGCGTTGTCTAGCAGCAGCTTGCTCCTTGACTACTAAATCCCACATTCCTGGTGGTCCATACAACTGACACGCTGAACGCAATTCATCCATTGCTTCTTTGTGTTTCATCTTAGCTTGGGCGATAGCAAACCCTTCTTCTTCAGATGAAGACAGTCTACCTAGTGGGCCTTTGTGTTTACCCTTTTCAGCAAGCTGTATTTCAGAATCAAGCTTTGCTAGTCTACCAAAGTGAGGTAGTAAATCAGCTACATCACCACCAGCCTTGACTGCAGAGCTAACTGCACCTGCTATCTTAGTTACTGCGCCAGCAAGTGCTAGTACTTCAATCATTTATTTTCCTACTTGCATCCACACAGCAGTAGCTATAAATGTCAGTACTGCAACTGTACCTAATTGTATGAGTGTTTTCCATATACTTTTCTTTGTATCACGCCATGAGTCTAATAGACTACGTAATTCTCTAATATCAGTAGCTGCATCTAAGTCAGCCAATCCTAAGTCACACAAGGCTTGCCTAGCACCCTTCTTAGCGGCTCTATCCATCATAGCTTCTAGTTGCTCTGGCGTTAGCGGGGTCATGTGTTTACCTCATAATAAGTAACAAATATAGCACCACTAGATGCGTCAGCAGTAGAACCTGCACCACTTTCTGAGGAAGAACCCCCAGATCCCGCCCCGTAATCGTTACCTGCATCAGAAGAACCCGCCGCACCGCTTGAGTGTTGTACACCCGCACCACCTTGGAAGGTAGCACTTACGTCAGAACCCCATTCTGACGGTTTAGTAGGAGCCACAGTAGTAGCACCTTTAGCGTAACCCGCTGCTGAAATTGTTGTTCCATTATGACCACCAGATCCTAAATCTGGAGAACCCCCACCGCTAGACGCAGATTGATCTCCACCAATTAAGAAACCAACAGACTTACCACCAGTAAAATTACTCTCACCGCCAGAGCCTGTACCACCCTCAGATGCAGAGCAGTGCCCCCAAGTAGTTGTAGCAGTTGAAGAGTTTTCTCCTACAGGGGTGGTTGCAGTAGCTGTGGTGCTGGGATTACCTTGTGCCTGACCAAACCCACGCAATCCACCACTTGCAGAAATTGTTGTGCCTGTTCCGTTAGGGTTAAATGTGGTTGTGCCCCCGTTACGCCCTGATGTTCTAGTGCCACTACTAGCAGGATAAGATGTACCTCCACCGCCAGCACCAATACTAATACTGGCAGAAGTGATACCATGATCCTGCACAGAGTATCTGCGGAATGCTGTACCACCCGCGCCGCCGCCAGAGCTTACCTTTTCACGACCAGAATCTGTAGAGCCTCCACCGCCAGAGCCACCGCCACCTACAACATATACATGATACTGAACACAACCTGACTGTGCTGGCGACCAAGAAGTACCACTAGCTTTTATTTCTGTTGTGCCTTTCTTTCTAAGTATCCTAGTTTTACTACGGTAGTTAGAAAAAGAAGTAGTAGCGCCTGATGCTGGCAAATCGCTGGGCACAGGATTCGTACCACTATTTAGATTTGCATTAAGGGATACAGCACCAGACTGTCCATAGTAGTCGCGCAACTCACTCATAGATATTGAGCCAGAAGCGTGACCAAAGTTATCTATTGCGGTTATTGTCATTACGCGCTACCAAATGCTGTTACATCGTTCTCTACAGTAAGCGCACCTGCACTTGTTAGTTTAAGTCTGTCTGTGCCTTGATAAGCAAACTTTAAATCAGAACCAGATTGAGTAATTGTCCAGTCACCTAAATCAATAGTAGATGCTTGAAATGATTGTGAGGAACTACCAGCAAGAGCAGCCTTACCGTCTAACGCAGTCTGTAACCCATCAACATTTGATATAACATGGTTATGACTGTCATCCGCTACAGTGGCTGTAATAGTAGCATTAGCTGTACCATTAAAAGAAGCACTACCTGAAACATCGCCTGTAAGACTGATAGTACGTGATGTAGCTAATGCTGTAGCAGTAGATGCATTGCCACTTAATGCGCCTTCAAACGTACTTGCTACAAACGTTTCACTACCTATAGTCCACTTATCACTTGTCTCATTCCATACAAGAGTTTTGTTATCAGATGTACCACGTTCAATTTCAATACCACCATTTTGTGAGGGGGTTCCTGTCTCATTAGAATTTAATAATATCTGATTATCAGCTAAGTTAATAGTCTCAGTGTTTACTGTAGTAGTTGTGCCTGATACAGTTAAGTCTCCACCTACAATAACATTACCTGATGTAGTAAGGCTACCTACGGTAACTGCACTAGGTAAACCAATTTGAATCTGGTTGTTGCTTACTGCAGTCTCAATTTCATTAGCAGTACCAGCAAAGTTTAAAGTGTCTGTAGCTAAAGCCACGCTATCGTCAGAACCACTATCAGCACCTACAGTTAGTGCGGTAGTAATAGAAGCAGTGCTTACAGCAGTAACTAAACCTTTACCATTTACAGTAACAACAGGTATAGCTGTAGAGCTACCAAACGAGCCTACATTAGAGTTTACTGTATCCAAAGTTGTTGTAAGGGTAATGTTACCTGTGCCATCAAAATCTGTAGCACTAGCATCTACATCACCATCAATAGTAATGCTTCTTGCAGTTTTTAATGCAGTTGCAGTAGATGCATTACCTGTTACGGCACCTGTAATATTGCCTGTAATCTGTCCTGTCACACCAAGAGTACCACCAATAGTACTATTACCAGTAACACCAAGAGTACCGCCTACTGTAGCGTTATTGGTAACTGCAGCACTAGCTAATGTAGATGCACCCGTAACCCCTAATGTACCACCTACTGTAGTGTTACCTGTAATAGCTGCTGTGCTAGATAACGTTGTTGCTCCTGTCACACCTAGTGTACCACCTACAGTAGCGTTGTCTGTAACAGTTAGTGCATCTGATACTGTAGTACCATCTATATATGCATTTTTAAATCTAGTACTATTAGATCCCAGATCTAACGTGTTTGCAGTCTTAGGCAGCACTTGCGATCCTGATACAATAAGATCTTGGCTTGGTCCTACCTTTGTAATAGGTGCACCTTCACCTGCAGTACCATCGTGCTTATGGCCTGTAGAAGCATTAAACCCTGATTCAATAGCGTTGTACTCTGCATCAAAATCGTCAGCGTCAATAACATTACCATTAGCAATGTTGTTTGCGGTATCTTGTCTAGTATAACCTGCCATAGTGTTTCCTTATTGTCTATCTTCTTGGCTGTATTCCAACAGCGCAGTATCTAAAGTAAAAGTAGGGTTGGTAGATAAATCTTCTAATCGTATTGCTACAGTTTTACCAGACCCAATTAAATTTGTATTATAAACTTTATCTAACTCTCCACCATATGTAGAGCTATTAAACACAGAAGACGAAGCTCCAAATAAAAACACTTGACTACCTGTACTTGATATTTGTTGTGTAGAAGGTTGAACAACTTTTGTATTTGTAGCAGAAGCAAAATCATACTTAATGTTTAAGTCTAGTGTCATACTTGCAGATGGCTCTGCGTAAAGTGTCATTTTGTAAAATGTTTTACGGATCTGAGGATCTGAGATAGGCATAAATGGAGATTCATAGATAGCCTCTATATTGCCCCCATCAAAATTAGAGCCTGTTTCCATTACATATACATAACCATTTTCATTAGAAAACGCTAAAGTTTCAGATGTTCCTGTATATCTACTGTCTGCAATAAATGCTTTTATACCTTTTGTAGTAGACCACGCTAAACCGCCAGCACCTTGCGATACAAACTTTGTTGCTATTAATCCTTTTGCAGCCTCTGTTTGTTCTGATAGTACATATGCAAAAATACGATACTGAGATTTTTCTTTTAACACAACTGAACAAAACTCAGGAGTCTGGCTTAAAAATGTAGTAGCATCTCTTACAATAGTATCAGAAGCAATGTCTAATCCAAAATCACCAATACGATCTGTGGCGCTTAACAATCTTATACCATCAGGGGATAGATACATAATATCACCGCCAACCTCCTGAATAGTATCACCGTTGACACAACCAATACGATCCGTAATAGGTGATACTTGAAAGTCTGCGGAACTACTCCCAGTAAGTCTTTTAATTGTATCAGTAGTAAATATAATAAGTTGTTCACGAAATACTGCTAGTCCTGTAATATCATTAGCTACGTTAATAGAACCTGCGCCATTTGCTACATTAAAATCATCTACGGTAAAAGGAGCGGTAAAAAATACTGTATTACCTTTTGCGTAAAAAGCTGTATTTTTAAATATAGCTACATGCTGTGCGCCTAAAACATCTGTACTATTTGAAGAAGTCATAAAAGTAGTACTGTTACCAGATGTATTATATACTGCAGGATAATTAGTACCATCTACAAATATAACTTTATCGTCACCGTCTAAATTAAATAAAACACTTTTAGCTTTACCACCATTTGTAGCTGCACTAGTAGCCATGCTAGTCCACGAATTACCTGTACTGTAATAATACTGAGTATAGTTATTTGCATTTTTACGCGCTGCAACAATTCGACCTGAACTGATAACTTTTAACGCAAGTATAGGACCACTACCTGTAACTTGTTGTGCACTGTACTTTGAATACCCACGTATTTTAGAATAACCACCCTCTTTATTTACCTCAAAGTTTTGTAGTAACGTAGCAGAACCTACAGCATTAGTACCTTGCTGTAGTGCAGTAAGATTAGAGATAAGCCCACCTCTAAACTCAATAGGAAATGTCTGCCATTGTGTTGCCATTAAAAGTGTACTCTCAAATCACGTACATACTCTGTACGATTTATATTTATACTACGTAAATGCTTAATGCCCTGTGTAAATTTTTGCATAGACAATTGGGCTGCTTGCATATCGCCTCTAAATTGATATGCGTAATACATTGCACCATCTACAATAACGTAACGATACTGTTCAGGAAGATTTGGTACGTCAGAAAAAAGTTCTAAGTCAAATCCTGTAGAGTAATACTCATATATTAATTCATATGCTTTATCAGGACTAGGTACTACTAATAACTCTCGACTAGGGGCACGTACTATATAACGTGGAGTTCCTGTATTACTAGAGTTATACTCAGTATCTACATGTTTGTCAAGGTATTCTTCATAACTAAGTACTTTAAGTTTAATAGTATTCGTTGCTAGGTTATCATCACGTTTAATTCTAAAACTATTCATGTTAATTGTTTTTGCATCATAAGGATAGCTATAGCGAGTTTCACCAGCAAGTAGAACTTCTTCTTGCTCTACATGATTCCAAGGCCACTCGTACTCTTCTTGTTGAATGTGACGAATAGAAGAGTTTACTGCATCTTTAGCAAAACTATAAAAACCTGTAGTAGTAGCAAAGTTAGCAGAGGTTAATTCTACTTCATTAAGCCTACGATTTACATCATTAACTAACCCAAGATAATCGTATGCCATATTACTTCTCCCTCACGCGCAACAACACAGAACGCTCATACTGTAGTGCGCCTACTGTAGTTATTTTACACGTAATCTTATAACGTTTATTATTAGTGCCTAAACTTAATCTAATTGTAGCAACAGTATTAGTATATGTACCCTGTACAAACTGTAATCCATCAACAATATTAGTAGCATTAACTTGTGTTTTAGTACCATCTGCAGCATCTATAAACCAAGTAACTGCAGAAATAGTATCTGTACCTAAAAAGCGTGACCAATCAATGCTGTAGTCAAGCAATTCATCTTTATCTTTATCAGGCCACTTATATGACATTTGTTATCCTTTAGGCTGCAACTCTAATTGTTTGATTAATCCTACTTATTTCATTAATCACAATGGTTCTATTATCTGGTCTAATATGCACTACGTTTTCTCTTGGTACTGCTACCGCATAAATAACTCTATCTTTATCAAATGCGTTTATATTAAACTGGAATGTAACTCCTGTAGCAACTACACTTCCTACATTTGTATTAGCAGCTACACTATTTAGTAACTCAGATATATTTGCTTTTACACTTGCTACTGTACCTGTAGCTGAAACAGATAGTAATTTTTCAGATATATCAATTTCAAATCCATCGAAGCTAACGGCTTCAATTGCACCAGATGCTGATACACCTACAAGTGTTTGATTAGCGTCACCAGAAGGTATTACATTTGTTATTGTACCTGTAGCAGCTACACTATTTAGTAACTCAGATACATTAACTGTTAGGCTACCTACTGCACCTGTAGCTGAAACAGATAGTAAGTTTTCAGATACATCAACTTCAAAGCCACCAACAGAAACTGGCTCAATAGATCCTGTAGCACTTACAGATGCTAATGTATGATTACCTTTAGCATCAAACCCTACAGTTACTACTGTACCTGTGGCTGCTACACTAGCAAGTAATTCAGAAATATTTACAGTTACTGTGCCTACGGCTGTTGTAGCACTTACAGAGTTTGTAACTTCGTCAGGGTTTATAGAAGGTGTGCCTACCGCACCTGTAGCAGATACACTAGCAAGGCGCTCAGTAACATGTTCTACAACAGTAGAGACTGCACCCGTAGCAACTACACCTGTAATAGGTACTTCTGCAGAAACACCTGATACAGATGATGCTAGAGTAGTAGTTGCTAACGGTGTAAAACCAAACATGTTCTATAATTACCTTAAAGTTATTCTGACTTTTAAGCCCATCAATAAGCTACCCATCCAGTAGAATTGTCGGCCTGATAAGCATTCTCATCCCAATCAAAAAGGGTATCTTCCACGACTGGAACTGGAATGGGCGGCTCCCAAAGATATGTGTCTGAATTAAGTGTCCAGCTATGGTATGGCTGTGGCTCGTAAAATCCTACTCCATCATATTTCCAGCCAACACCAGCAAAGTTTTTTCGCAAAGCCTTTGTCTGGTCAGAGGATGGGTTGTTGCTGTTAGGTTCGTAATGAACGCCGCCCCTAGTATTATATGAACACTTTACCCAATCACCCGCAGATGTATCGACAAAGGTGTCAAAAAAATCTGCTTTAGCTACGATAACATTTGTTACTGTTCCATCTAATACTTTTGCATAATGACCCATTTTATTTTCCTACTAACTTACCGTGAAAGTGCCAGAGGACGTAAACTTATGATATGTGTAGCCACCAGATGAAGTTATAGTGCCGCCTGTTGCAGCAGTACCGCCAGCATATCTGATAACAACAACCCCAGAACCACCACCAGCACCAAAACCAGTTGCAACACCGATTTGACCAGACCCACCACCGCCGCCGCCGCCAGTGTTTGCAGATCCCCCAGTTGCAGCAACAACATAGCCTCTAGCCCCTGTGCCGCCACCACCAGAGCCACCAGCACCACCACCGCCACTGTTACCATTTTGGCCGCCACCGCCGCCGCCAGCTACGGTTATAAAGCCATTCCAGACAAAACCTGAGCCACCAGCACCGCCATTATTGCCCGACCCATTGCTGCCAGAGCTACTTTTGCCGCCACCACCGCCAGCAGCTGTAGAGCCATTTCCTCCTGAGTTACCTTGCCCAGATGTACCAGATGCACCACTACTATATGAGCCATGCGCAGCACCGCCGCCGCCTGATCCACCAGATAAAGCCTGACCCGCAGGGGTTCCAAGAGTAGCGCCTCTACCTCCACCAGTTGCAGTGCCTAGAGCGCCCGCAGAGCTATTAGTTCCGCTTGATACAGCACCAGAGGATGCTCCACCACCACCAATAACTATAGCGGATGATCCTGATGCTAACGCACCGTTTAATTCAAGAGCGCCACCAGCGCCGCCACCGCCAGATCGGTTAATTCCTCCTGCACCGCCGCCAGCTACAACCAACACATCAACCGTTAAAAACCCTAAAGCACTCCCAATAGTTGCTTGCGTTGTGCTGTCTAAAGAAGCAATGTTCTGTAATTGCCGACTTGAGCTTATTACGTCAGTTCCTTGTATTTCAAGCATATCGACATTAACAACACCGCTGCGAACCTCTAGGCTCTCATTATTACCAGCTACTACCCGCCACTGGTTTGCAGCGTGAAACTGCATGTAGGTGTCAGTATCGCCAGTTGAATAAATAGCATTATCAACAGTAATGCTCTCAACGTCTGTAATGGAGTTGTTTCCAAAACTTACATTACCTGTAAACGTACCGCCACCAAAGGGATTACCAGAAGGTCCAGTTGGTCCAGTCGGGCCTGTTGGGCCTGTTGAGCCAGTATTACCTGTTGGCCCTTGTGGCCCCGTAGGTCCAGTGACAGAGTTTCCTTGTGGACCCGTTGGCCCTTGTGGTCCTGTCGGGCCAGTTGGTCCAGTTGGTCCAGTACCACCGTTATTACCCGCTGGCCCCGTTGGACCCGTAGGTCCAGTAGCTCCATCATCACCATCTGAACCTGTTGGGCCTGTTGAACCTGTTGGACCCGTAGAACCTTGTGGGCCTGTAGGTCCAGTAGCACCCGTAGGACCAGTCGGGCCTGTAGGTCCAACCAAAGCTGCATTAGCTATAGTCTGCTTTTCCCATCTGCTTGCACTAACGTCATACACTGGAATTAAATCACTAGATACTGCATCTGTATTAGTAGGGAAACCAGTAAGAGATGAACCTACATTAGCACTATCTGTAACATTAGCAGAGGCTTCAATTCCATTTAGTTTACTATGATCTGCATTAGTAAATACATTACTATCAGATGCACTTTCCACTAATGCTCTTATTTCTGCAGCGCTTTGGTCAGCAGTAGCACCGCTTTCTATGCCATCTAGCTTTGCACCATCTACAGATAAGTCTCTACCGTCTACAGTTTGTGATCCTGACATAGTAATGTTACCAGTCATTTGACCACCAGACTTAGGTAGTTTTTCTCCTAAGCTAGTTGCTGTAGTTGTAGCAAAGTTAGCATCGTCACCTAATGCTGCAGCTAATTCGTTAAGTGTGTTAAGTGCAGCAGGTGCTGAGTCAACTACGTTAGCTGCAGCCGTATTTGCATATGACTGATACTCAGATTCAATAGTAGCTAGTTGCTTACCATCTAAAGTATCTGCATCAATGTTTAGTGCATCAATATCAGCTTTAGTCTGGTCAGCAGTAGCACCTGCTTCTATAGCATTTAGCTTAGAGTGATCTGCGTCAGTAAATACGTTAGAATCTGTAGCAGCCTCTACAGCCGCTCTAATCTCAGCATCTGTTTGGTCAGCAGTAGCACCCGCCTCAATAGCGTTAAGCTTCGTATGGTCAGCATCTGTAAAAACATTACTATCTGTAGCTGCTTCTACTGCTGCTCTTATTTCTGCATCTGTCTGATCCGCTGTTGCACCAGCTTCTATTCCATCTAGCTTAGAGTGATCAGTATCAGTAAATACATTAGTATCACTACCAGCAACAATTAACGCACGAATCTCTGAGTGCGTTTGATCTGCAGTTGCCCCACTTTCAATACCATCTAACTTAGTACCATCATTACTCAAGTTACGACCTTGTGTAGTCCTACCTGATTTTGTTTTGATGTTACCACTAGCATCTAAAAGATCTGCTAACTCTCTTGCCTTACTGGTCATCTACGTATCCTATTTAGTTAAACCCACTTTGGGCCTTCAAACCAAGCTACTAAACTTCTTCGTGTTCCGCTCGTTACGGGTTGTACTGAATGTTGTAAATAAGAAGGAAATACTAATACTGTTCCTTTTTGCTTACTTATTACTGGGTCAGGTGATGTGCACTCGCTAAAAGAAAAGGCACCACCTTTATATTCATCTACATGAGAAAGCTGTACAGTTACAGATAGCTTACGATCTAAACCATCATTGCGGTTCCAATTAATGTCATGATGCCAAGAGTAGTGACCACCTTCTGAGCCTAAGTATTCTGTAAATTGTATATCCGCTTTTTTATAAATATGAGCGTTAAAAGCATTTCTATTTGCTATATCTACAAAGTCATAAAGTAAATCTAATACAGGTTTATTATTTGTAAGCCAAGATACTTTACTCTTCCGTATATCTGCACCGCTGCTATTAAAGGTACAAGCTTCTGCTGTTTCACCAGCTTGTTTTACAATATTATCTACTATATCTTCTGATAGTGCAGCAGAAAATAGCTGCCAGTTTTGTCTTACATTGTCCATAAGTTATCCTTATTGTTTTTATTATTATACATAAAATTACTCCAACGTTACGTCATGCAGGTTTAGTGGGCCAAATCACATTTTGCGGAAATCCAGACTGCTCTGTAATGTTTAATAAATCCCTGCGATATTGCGCCCACTCAGCCTTTTTTTCTTCTGAAAGATCTTGCCATTTTAGCGGTGTGTTAGAGATAGCATCAACTTCAGCAAATAATAAATAGTTTCTTAACTGTCTAACTTCATTAGAATAATAATCATAAGAAGTTTGAGCGTCAGGCTCTACCCAAACGCCATTTTCATAAGTGTGTATAGGGGTAGGTTGCGGCTCTACTTCTATCGTATCTGATGGGTATGCGTCAGTAATATGAGGCCCAAGATCATCTGTAAGCGTAACCCAATATTGTCCTTTAATCTGACTGTAAAAATGTCTCATTACTTTAAAGCCCTTACTGTTGCATTGGCAACATAACTTATTTGAAAATATTGGTTGTTTGGAATGACGGAGTGAAATGTTGGGTAATCAACACCAGGAACCCCTGGGTCTCCCGCTGGAGCAGAAGCAGAGCTTGTTCCTACATATGAAAAGCCAATTCCAGCTACTTGCATAATTTCGCCAGTAGTATTTTGATATTGAGTATTGTTAGATAGGCCGTAGGCTTGCCAAGTATTAGACGCAGAAGCTGCTGGACCCGTTGGACCCGTTGGACCCGTTGGGCCAGTAGCCCCTGTTGGACCCTGTGAGCCTGTTGCTCCTGTATTTCCCTGCGGCCCTGTTGGCCCCGTTGGCCCCGTTGGTCCAGTAACAGAGTTACCTTGTGGCCCTGTTGGCCCTGTTGGTCCAGTCGGACCTGTGACAGAATTACCTTGAGGGCCAGTTGGTCCTGTTGGACCCGTAGGGCCAGTAGCACCATCATCACCGTCAGCACCCGCTGGACCCGTAGGGCCAGTCGGACCAGTAGGGCCAGTTGGCCCCGTAGAGCCATTAGAACCATTAGATCCTGCTGGACCCGTTGGACCTGTAGGGCCAGTTGGACCTTGCAATGCCGCATTGGTAATTGTTTGCTTTTCCCATCTACTAGCAGACACATCATATACAGGAATAAGATCTGAACCTGTTGCGTCCGTATTGGTAGGGAAACCAGTAAGAGAAGTGCCTACGTTTGCACTATCTGTAACATTAGCAGAAGCCTCAATACCATCCAGCTTCGTGCCATCCGCTGCAACGTCACGACCATCGACGGTTCCGCTTGCTGCAATGTTTCCTGTTACGTCAATGCCTGTGCTGGTGGTGTTTAACTTTTCAGCATTGTCATAATACAGAGTTACTGCACCGTTATTACCAGCAAACAAATAGTTTTCACTATTGTCAGCGTTATTTAATTCAAGATTATTTGCCTGTATTCTTAGGTTTCCAGTGCCGTTATCTTGAATAATGCTCCGACTACCATCATGGTAAATCTGTAGGTCAGACCCAGCGCCAAAGATGGCTTTGTCGTTGTCGCCTAAATTAATATTACCCGTCATAGTGCCGCCAGCTTTAGGCAGTGCGGCATCAGCAGTAGCACCCTGTGCGGCTGTAGCGTAGTCGGAGCTATCAAATGCTTTAACTTGTGCTAGGTTAGTAACCTCGCTATCCATTAAGGCACCAGCGGAAGTTACGTTAGTAGTATCTGTTACATCTGCACTAGCTTCAATACCATTTAGCTTTGTATGGTCTGCATCTGTAAACACATTACTGTCAGTAGCGGCTTCTACCGCCGCCCTGATTTCAGCGTTAGTTTGATCGCCAGTTGCTCCTGCTTCAATAGCGTTAAGCTTAGTATGATCAGCGTCAGTGAAGACGTTACTGTCTGTAGCAGACTCTACAAGAGTGCGTATCTCAGCCGCAGTCTGGTCTGCTGTGGCACCTGTTTCAATACCTGACAGTTTAGTATCTTTAGCATCTGTGTAAGCATTAGCTTCTGCTTCATACAAAGTTTTTATTTCTGCGCCTGTCTGATCTGCCGTAGCAGATGCTTCTATGGCGTTTAACTTAGAGTGATCTGCATCAGTAAAAACATTACTGTCTGTAGCAGACTCTACCAAAACTCTTATTTCAGCAGCAGTTTGGTCTGCTG